ATATCTTGTTGGCGTCGACATCTTGAGTACGACCAGTAATCATCGCCTTTTCTGTCTTAAAGATACTTTCACCAGTCATCTGATCAGATATATCGAGAGAGATATATCTATGCATTAGGAAGGAAAGACCATTGGGATGGACGTTCTGTATTCCTGGTCCTTTTCCAGGGATATGAAACATAGAAATGGTACCAGTAGCAATCATCTTTCTTGGTGCTAACTCGTAAGCTTGATAATTGTCGACGGTCCAAATCTCTTCGGTGTCAAATTTTAAATTCAAGGAAACCCCAAAAGCGAAGCCAAACAGCTGATCATTGACTTTAATGATAGCTCTTAAACCACTAAAGTATTTACCAAAATCATTTAGAGGATAGGCAGAAGCAATAGCTGATTTTACAGAATTTTGTAAACCAGATATCAGTGAATCTCCGACACCTGCTGCTAAATTTGGTGGGCTTTTTAATTTATTGTCTATAGTCATCAGCTAAACTCCTGTCCTACTCCAGATCCTCTAGCGATTAATGTATCATCATCATAGTATCTAGATACAAAATTCATGTTTAACACTAGTGGACTTCTTTTTTGTAGAGCAAACTGAAGATTGCTGAAGCGACAGTCTCTAAATCGAATTACGGGAGCTATATCTTGAGTTCTACCATTATCTGATTTTTGAAAAATCTCTATATCGAACTGCTTAGATTGAAAAAAGAAATAGGGATTAAAAGCCTCTTCTGCTGCGTTATTAGTCCCATTAGTAAATTGATTTAGACCTAGTGCGCTAGAGAAAAAACCGGAGTCAGGTGACATAGAGCCTGGTCCATTGCCATCATTGTCGGACAATACAGGGCTACGATTGGCACCTATAAAATTCTGAATACCTTGGGCATACTTGATGATAGATAGAGAACCAGAGACGTCGTAAGAGAGCGGTTGATGAACTTCTACTTCTGCTCTGCCAAGCACACGAGGAGAAGCGTGATTGACAGAGATTTGGCCAGAAATATTAGTTGCATAAGCTATGACTTTACCATCAACTTTTATTATTGCAGTACTGCCAGTAATAAAGAATGGTTTAAGTCCAGCCACATATTCACCTTACGAGATATTAAAGAGCCTAAGTTGCACTATCGCCAACCTGATCAGAAGGTTTATGATCATCTTCAGCAAAACGACCAACAAACTGATAATTGTCGATTAATACACCACGCTTATTTAGCGAAGAAGAGCGATTTGTAATTCGACAATCCAATAGCTTGAAGAATCCCTTAAGCTTATTTGCTGTATCCGCAGTCTGCTTCTGCAAAACTTCTAGGTCAAAAGTTGTAGAAGCTAGAATTTGTCTAGGGTCGACATGTTGCTTGATGCTGTTAGTTCCGTCTCCAATGTTGGATGCTCCGTTCGCATTTGCCAACTCTTGAGCACCTTGAGCAGCTGCAAAGTTCTTAAGATTAGCATCAGTGCCAGCATATCGAACAACTGAGAATGAGCCATTAACAGTATAAGCTACTGGTTCATGACTAATAATCTCAAAGATGCCCAATGACTCAATTGGCACATGCTCAACACTTACATTATAGCTTACATCGCTACAAAAAGCAACTGTCTTGTCATAGATCTTGACAATCGCTTTTGCACCAGTTACGAAACTAGGTGTAATTCCTGCCATCTGTTATCTCCTCAATCAGATAATAAATTATAACACACCCAGAATTAACTGGGTGCGCTATTAACCTTGAGTTGCTCTCTGAACACTGATTGTCGTCAAGACAAAGTCGATGCCTTCAACAATCTTAACCACAACATCAACGTAGATCGTATTACCATCGATTCTAGCTGTCAACTCTTTAAAGCCCTGTGGCGCATCCTGTGTAGCCACAGTAATACCTTGAGTTAGGAACTGGCGTAGAGTTGATGTTGTGAATCCAACTACGTCAGCAACGCTAACAGTATTCTTCTGACCAACAAATCTGTTCTCAAGAGCAGTACGCAGATTGAATGCAACAATGTCAGCAGCGTAAACTACGTTAGCTCGGTTCCATACGAAGTTTCTATCACGGCCATAAGTTGTATTATCTACAACTACTCGGAATCCGCCAGTCTGTGGATTCTCCATGAAGGTAATGCCAGCTTGGATAGCTTCATCAGTTTGAAGATCTGGGTCAAAGTCAATTACGATATCAGCTTCTGCTGTAGACATTGGCTGAGCAGTATGACGTAGTCCAGAAGCATTCATGAACTTGAACGTTAGCGGCAAACCAACTGGTGAGCCACTTCGAGCTCCGCAAGCTAGAGCAGCAAGTGCCCATGGTTGGAACCACTTGATAGTGCTTTGAGCGTCTGTCTGACGAATATCTTGGATAAATAGCTGAATTCGCCCATCAGCAAGATTTCCAGCAACATCTTTGCTGTCATCAAAGGATGCTTTAAGAGACAGATAAGCTTGGCGCTCAGAACGCTTCTTAGTAGTCTTCATCAACGACAGATGAGTCTTGATCAACTGATGGATACCAGCGATAGTGTAAGTAGAAGATGAGTCAGTTAGACCATCAGTGATGTCATCGCTAGCATCTCGTGAGAATAGAGGAAGCACGAAGTTTACGTGAAACTTCTGGAATTTCTCAAGAGCTTCTACAATATCAGCAGGTGTAGTTCCACCTTTAGTACCGCCAGCTAGAGATAGTTCGATCTGAGCTTCTGGTAGACCTTTAACTGCTTGGTCTTCGATAGAAGCAAGAGCAGAGTTAGCAAAGAGCTGAGCTACATCGTCAGCATCTTTCTTGAGTCGAGCTGGTTTAGCTCCACTAGCAGAGAAAGCACCAACTGCAGAAACTTGATCAAGTACGCTAAGTGGGAGCTGGTTGTATAGACCGTTAGTTACGCTAGCAGTCCATCCTGCATATGAAGCCAAGTTGATCTCAGCAACTAGATCACCAATGGTAGCAAAAGAGTCTTTCAAGAAAGAGTGAACGATTACCGCATCTTCAAGTAGTTGAATAGCAGAAGCAGTTACAGTTACTGAAGCAGAAGTATTTCCTTCAGTCCCATCATTGCCGATAGTTAGAACCACGTTTCCACCGAGCTCTTCTGTCTCTTCAATTAGATCTCGCTTCTGGCTCATAGTGATAGAGCAGCTTGGCTCTACTAGAGCAGAAGATAGGCCAGCAGTAAGACCAAGCTTAGCTAGATCTCCAGGGGTGGAGTCAATTAGCTCGAAGCTTCGTCCCCAGCCAAGTTGGTGAGCAGTAGCTAGATCAGTCATCTTAAGGGCAATACCATTACCGCTCAATGAAGCTTCCGCTTCCATACCGGCAGGAAGAAGTCCGTTTAGTTCAACTACTAGATCAGCGATAGAGTCATGGTTAGCTTCAGTACCAGATAGAGTAACTACTGCTACAGAAGGTCCACCGTTCTGGCGAATAGAGAATGAAGCTCCGTTTAGAGTAGCACCACTAGCTAGGTCACCTTGAGTAGTTACAGATACACTAACGCCAGCATCTACATCAGCTGCATCAGTTGATGGTCCAGTACCAGCATTGGTAACTGTGATTGTAGCAGCTGCAGGTACTGGTACTGAGAATGCAGCTAGTGCATCTAGAGCAGCAGCAGTCTTGACAGCAACCTGAGCAGGAGTATCAGCTAGAAGAACCTGAACTTCTACACCAGTCATGCCTAGCGGAGCTGGATCAACAGGAGGAATACCATCAGTCACGTTGTACCATACATAGTACTGAGCTGCATCATTGGCAGACCATAGAGTCCAGTACTTACCAGTAGCTCCATCTAGACCAGCACCACCGAGTGTCATGGTTACATTGGTTACTTCAGCAGTTGGAGCAAAAGTAAGATCAGAACCATTCTTAGCAGGAGCGGATTCTCCGACTAGAACATTCTTATAAGTAACTCGATTTCCACCAACTCCCCACTCTACAGACTGAACAGTACCGTATGAGTTAGCTAGAGCTAGCTCAGCATGAGTAGATTGATTAGTCTTGTAGAACCATACTGTCTGAGCTCCGTTAGGGATGGCAGCATCAGCAGCAGGAGCGAACAAGAAGGAAGCAGAGTCAACGATGGGTCCACTTCTATATTTCTCTCGGATAGCAACGAGCTGATCACCACCAAAGCGATTATTCTTGATGTCCACTTCTTGATTGCCAGGCGCACCAGCATCAGCTTCACCGATAACTGCTACTAGACCAGCAGGACCAAGAGGAAGGCCACCACCTAAGTCGATCTCAGTTTTAGAGTAAGCACCGGGGCGGTATAGCGTAGCGCCGTTAAAACTCGTTGATATCGCCATTTGAATTCTCCTTATTCATCAACCTTTATTCTATATCAGATCAAAGGTTAAACATTCAATCCTATCTTTTGAAGGTCTTCCTTCATCAAAACAGTCTTCTTGAGATCGGGAAACTCTAAACAGAACATCTCCCATTTAACCTTTGCCTTATCTGTCCAAAAACCCTTTATTTCTATTATCTCACCTGTGCTTAGTTGAAAATCAGGACTAAATGATCTTCCATCTGATAACCTAAAATTAGGCTCATACTTCCAACTAATTCCTTTACTATCAAGCCAATTAGCATAAGCTAACTCATATGAACTTCTTAACTTAAATCTACCTATCGGTCCATCGTACAAGAATACTCTTCCTTTCCACTTAGGTTCTCTACCTGAGTTAGCTTCAGATAGCTTTTGTATTGTGGTCCATCGATGCCGTCCTTTTGATTTGCCTAAATTAAATTGATTACCCTTATTTTTACAATACTCTTTCTGCTTTTCTGCTATCCTCTTCTTAGTTTCATCTGAATGATATTTACCAAAAAATGGATGATCTTCTTTAGCTAACTTCTTAATCCAATTATTCTCTGACATTCTCTTTCTTGATTCTTCACTCACTGTTTTGCCAGAGTTAAACTTTATAGAGGCACAACTCTTACACAAGCCAGAACCATAGCGATATAGTCTCTGATATCCTCTGTCTGCACCACAGTCTAAGCAAGTCATTCTATACTTTTTTCTATTATCTTTCTTAATCACGAAGTCATTGGCAGAAACACCGTCTTTCTCTAGTATGTCGAGATTCTTATTCTTGGTGCACCTACGACATTTAATAGCATGTTTTGCTATAGGTAAGTAACCTCTAAAGTCACCACAACTTATGCAGCTAGTTCTGTAGTATCTAGCATTATGCTTATCTTGATAGTCTTTAGTATCTACATTTGATGGAGAGGGATTGGGAATTGCATTGCATGATCGACATGAATGTTGAACAAGAGTTGCATTATAAGGTCTCATGTAACCCATATCAGAGTTACATGAGTCACAAGAATACCGGTAGAATCTTCTGTTGTTCCTGTAAAGGAAATCAGAGTGTTTCATTTAGGGAGTTTATAGCCAAACTTCTCTAGTGCTTGGTTGTAAGACTCTTCCTTCTCATCTTTAGAGAGGCCACGTGCCTTGAAGTCAGCGGCAATAACTTCTTTAAGCCAAGGTTTTAACTTAAGTTTCTTAGAAGCTACCATCCACCACTGGTCAAAGCTAATAGCAGCTGGTTCTTTAGGCTTAGCTGGTGCTGGAGCTGCTTCGATAGCTTGCTGCCTACTCTTAACTTCCATCTCTTTAATTTGCTCTCTGATACTCTTCTTCTTTACCATCTTAAACTCCTTCTACTTTTATCCCAGTACTTGAACTCTCTACGTCTAGTTCTACTTCCACATCATCAATATCTAGGTAATCCATATCATTCCAAGTATGCTGAACGATAGTACTAAACCTAATAGATCGAGTCCAGATATTGTCTGCCAGTACTGCGTTATTTCTCACTAGATCTGATGCTGAGACTGTTTGTAGCTCTAGACCCATCTGGTGAGCTCTTGTCTTAGTCTTAAACAAGATATAGAGGATTATATAGTATAGCCATAGTGATTCATCAGAGTTTCTGCTAGCCATTACTAGTATCTCTAGCGTAACTGAAAATGGCGATGTACCTACAGTTGATTCTTCTCCATAGTAGTAGTGGTCACCCATAGCAGCTTTAGACTGATCTTCCTGCTCACTAGCTAATCTTACTGCTACTTGAGGGACTTGCTGAGGATTAATGGACCAAGCTTGAACTACTGGTATCTTAGTGTCCACAAACCAAGTCTTGATCATCTGAATGTAAGAATCACCGTAATCTGAGTTAGCCCAATCTAGTTTATAGTATTGAAATATCTCATCTAGTAGTTCTGGCTTATTCTTGATAGCCTTAATACCTTCTTGTATAAGTCGATGTAGCGCGACTTGAGGAAGAATGAACATAGTTTACCTAACTAGATAGATTTCATGTATGAGTCAATCACTGACACAATTATATCATCAGTAGATTGCTGGATATTTTGGTTGATGTTTTCTATGTAGTCAGTTAGATCTATTGTCTTCTCTGGGATCACCCACTGAGTGCTTGCATCTTGTTTACTAGTTGCAGTTCTTATCTCTGGTTGCTGACTAGTTTTTATGTTTCTAGCCTTTAGTCTCTCTTGTACTCTAGCAGTCATCGACTCATTTAACTGACTAACTCTTTTAGCCATATTCTTGCCGACTAAAGATTTTCTAGCTTCTGCTTGAACATTGCTTTGGGCTCTCGTGACGTCGAAAGATGATCTAGCTGCTGGCTTGCCTACTGGGATCTTCTTATAGAGAGTTCCATCCTTAGATACTTCTGCATTCTTTAATAGATTAGGCAGATTGTGTATTTGAGGATTCTCATATATAAAAGAGCCGGTGCGAGAAGATATTCTCTTATAATCTCCGATATCGTCTACGATTATGTCTTCTGCGAATCGAAGAGCGCCTTGCTCGTCTGCATAGCTAACTGCATCTTCTATGGCTGCTTGAACTACTGAGTCAACTGACTCACTAATCAGATCATTAGCTTCTCTAACTATGCTTTCTATTTCTTGAGACTCTACACCATAGTCTCTTAAAACTTGCCTTAAACGAAAAAGCTGTATCTGTTTGTTGATCATTACTTGTTGATGGCTTTAGCTCGGATGTCTTTGAGGAAGTTGCTCCTGTCCATGCTATGCCAGTCCGAACCAAAGGTGATAGTGATCCTGCCGCTAGGATCAATTTGAACTTGGGGTCTAGTAAGATACGAGTAGGACTCATTATAAACTTTTTGCTCACTTGCTGGATTTTGAGAGTAGGCTTGAACACTAGTTGGTTGTTGAGCTAGTGTTTCGACCTTTTGTTGCAGTTGAAGTAGCTTAGATTCTAATTCATCAATTGCAACTCCAGCATCTTGACTAAGTTTATTATGCTTATTAGCGGTCTCAAGTAGTGTCTCTTCTAACTTATCGAATAGCTTCATGATCTTCATCTCTGACTGCTGAAGATCAATAGCATTACCATGTCTAATCTCTCGTCTAATATCTTCCATCTCTTCATAGATGTTAGAGATGTTATGCTTCTTGTAATTATCGACTAGTTGACTAAGTCCACCTTCGATAACATTAGGATCAAGGTCATCTTCATCTAGTATCTCTAGCTCTTCTTGATCTTCTGGCAAGTACCACTCAAAAACACTCATGAGTTCAGCCGCTAGACCAGGCAAAGAGCGATTAGTGAACTGATGAATCTGCTTCTGACCATCTAGCACTCTACCAGAGTATACGTCGTTCACATGCTTTCT